GAGCCTCGACGATCTCATCGTGACCATCCTCGACGCTGCCGCCGCCTATCATACCGCCTCCGGCACCATCGCGGGCCTGCGCCGGACGATCGCCGCCGAACTCGATGCCTGCGCCGATATCCCGGCAATCAATACCATTCTCGCCACCGCCGAACAGAAAATCGCCGCCCTGCAGACTGGCGGCTGAAGTTGCTGACACGTGTCAGTATGGCGCGGTTTTGCGGGAAAGAAGACAGTGTCCTCATTCGACCAACCGGTCAATGAGGACTTTTTTATGCCGACCTCGACCCCGCATGCTGGTGTCCGTACTTTTCTGAACAGGACCGAGACAACCCCGCTGATCATCGCCGATATGTCCACCATCGGCGGCGCGTTCACCGCGCCCGACTGCGACCGCTCGCTGTTTCCCGTCGATACCCCGGTGCATTTTACCACCGACGACGCCGAGATGATTGCCGGTATCGGCGCGACCGGCACGCTCCGCCAGACGGTCGACGCTGCGATCAGCATGGGCATCACCGCCTCCATCGTCGCTTCCATCCCCGATATTGGTGAAGACGATACGCCCGACGAGAAGATGGCGAAAATGGTCGGATCGCCCTCCAGCCAGACCGGCATCTGGTCGCTGCTGGCAGCCCAGGGCGAAACCGGCGCGGAACCCGACATCATCATCTGCCCCGGCTTCACGGCCCTGCGTCCGGAAAACGCCGCCAACCCGGTCGCAACCGCCATCGACGGCCTTTGCGAAAAGATCATCACTGCCGTCGGCGTCTGCGATGCGCCGCCGACCGACAAGACAGACGCCATTGAATGGGCTGCCGATTTTTCCGAAACCATGAACCTGATCGCCTGCGGACAGGCGGTGCGGATATCGGTCGACGGTTTGCCCGCCGTGGTTCCGGCATCCCCCTTCATCGCCGCCCTGATCGCTAAAACCGACAAGCAGATGGGCGGACCCTACTACAATCCCGGCAATCAGGCGCTGACCGGTATTCTCGGCCCGTCCCGCGCCGTTTCGTTACGCATCGACGATCCCGATTGCGAAGCCAATTTCATGCTTCAGCGCGGCGTCAACTCCATCGTGCAGATCGAGAAGAACCGCACCTCCCGCGCGTCAAACGCGCCGCAGGGCAAAACGTTCTGGGGCTTCTTCAATACCTGTTCCGATCCCCTGTGGCGGGCGATCAACGTGGTCCGGACGCGAAAAGCCGTGCGCGAGGTCATTCCGCGCACCCTTGTCCGCTATCTCGGCAAGAACCTCGGGCCACATCTCGTCATGACCATCCTGCAATCGCTCGACCAGTTCCTTTCCGAACTCAAGAGCCTGCCGGAACCGGCCATCCTCGGCGGCAAAGTGGCGTGGGACCGCTCTCTCAACAACAACCAGAACATGCGCGTCGGCGGCCTCGTCATTTCCCTCGACTTCGAGGAAGCGCCGCCGCTCACCGACCTGCAGATCTACACGGGCCGCTACGAGGCCGCCTTCAATATTCTCGCCGACGAGATCGAGAGCGCCATGCGCCAGTACCGCGTCGTCGGCGATATCCGGGCATGATCGTCAAAAGCCCTTCAAAGCGGCTTTTATAGGAGTTTGAACATGGACAGCATCGTCCGCGGCGCCAACTGGTACTTTGCCGAATTCAACACGTGGCGCGTCCTCGACGAGGTCACACTGCCCGAGATCAAGTTCGCGGCGGAGAGTTTCACACCCGCCGGACACATGATGGGCGTCGAATGGCCGGAGGAGCTGGAAGCCCTTTCCGCCACCATCAAGCTCAAGTCAAACGACGCAAAAATCCGCGCCATGTGCGGACGCCAGCCGGGCGATTATATCTCCGCCACCCATTATGAGAACCTTACGAGCTACCGGAACGGCGAGAACAAGGGCCGGATCGTCACCCTGCGCGGGCTGATCAACGAGGTCAAGCAGGACGGCGTCAAGGGTCTCAAGATCGCCGGTGTCGAATACAAGTTCTCGACCCTCGTCTCCTACAACGACACCTTCGACGGGCGCGTCATTCACAAGTTCGATTACTTTGCCGGTCCCGGCGAAACTATCGTCGATGGAGCCCGTCCGTTCGCGGCGATGGCGGCAAACCTCGCCATCAGCGGAGGGACATCACTTTGAGCAGCAAGCCCGCAAAACCGATCGGGGAGTATCCGCTTGCCGATCCCGCCGATCTGCCGCCGTTGCCGCCGCAAGGGGCCGACGGCGAACCGGCTGCCGTTGCCGATATCCGATCCGCCCCTGAAATCGCCGTACTCGAGTTCCTCAACCCGGAAACGGTACGGGCAGAGGTGCCGCTGCAGCACCCGTTTCGTCTGGAAGGGCAAGAGGTCCGCGTCATAACGGTCCGGCGGCTTGCCATGGCCGAAATCGGCCGCGTCGCCGATCGGCTGGTCGAACTCGGCCACTTCGATCGTTACGAATTCTATGCGGCTATGACTGGCTTGCCCGCCGCCGTCATCCGCGCTCTTCCGGATGATGACGGGGAGGCCCTGCTTGAGAAGCTGACCCCTTTCTTGCCCCGCATCCTCGACGCCCAGCCACCGATGGCCATGCAGGATCCGGAGACGGGGACGAACGAGACCGGGGCATCGCCCTCGACGACGCGCTCCGAAGCTGGCGGCGCTATGCCGTCGCCGCCACGCGCGCGTTGAACGAACCGTTTTCGGCGGTGTTGCGTATGCCGTGGGATCAGGTGCTTCTAAGTCTGGCCGACGCGCAGGAGATCGAGCGCGACGAGGGTGTCGGTGCCTTGATTCAGCTGTTCAAGCGGAGAGAATGATATGGCCGATCTCGATGTCGCCATGCGCCTGTCGATGCAGTATTCGCCAGCCGGTGCACAAGCTGCCGAGGCCGATCTGAAACGCGTTGCTACGGCGGCTGGAGAGATCAATACGGTTGCCGGGAAAACCGCCAACCCGCTCAAGGCCACGGCGCAGGCCACGAAGGAAGTCGGTAACGCCGCCGAAACAGCCGGCAAGAAACTGTCGTTTTTCCAGGAGGTCTCTGCCGCATTCAAGAGCGGCTACAACGATCCCTACGGCACCATGGCCGCTGAGCGCATCGCCCGGCAAAAACAGCAATTGCGGACCAAACCGCTTTCGTGGCGTCCTGGATACTCGGTTACCGGTGGTCTTGTGCACAAGACCGGCGAACCTCCGCCGGAACCCGGAGCAGGACTGCGCCGCCGGGACGCTGAAGCGGCAGCAGCATCGTCGTCCCAAAAAAAGCGGACCGGGCGTGCCGGGATAAGCCCCTGGCGGCGTGGCATGGCCATGTCCGCTGCGCGCGGGGCAGGTTTTAGCGGCGTTGGCGGCGTCGGCATGATCGGCGCCCTGCGCGGCGCGCTCATGTCTCCGATCGGCATTGCCGCATCGGTTGGTTACGGCGGTTATGCCTTGCTGCAAAAACTGGCCCAGTCCAGCCGGGATTTTCGCGGCGATCTGGAGGGTCTGCAACGGGCGACGCGCGGTAGCGGCAAGGAGATGGACCACTACCGGACCAGCATCCTGCGGATGGCCCGCGAGACCGGCAAGGGACGAAAAGAAATCACACAGCTCATGACGGCAACGGCACGGTTTTCAGGCGGGCCGAAAGACGGGCTTGAAGAGTTCGCCGGGTATGCCCTGAAAACATCCCGCGTCTGGAGGGAATCGGCAGCCGAGATCGGCAAGGGATTTTCGGTGATTGCCACCGCATGGAAGGCCGACGCCGGTCGCATCGAGGAGATCGGTAACGCCATCGGTGCATTGGCCGAGAGCGCAAAAGTGGCCGAGACTGATTTGCTGGAGATCGTATCGACCGACGCACGGCGCAATGCCCGTATCGGCTTCTCGGCCGAGCAGGTCGCGGCATGGGGCGCGGCCTTGCGGGAAACCAGCTCAGATACCCAAGCCGCCGCTTCCGCCTTCGCCGCCCTGAGGGACAGCCTCGAGACAGCACGGGAAGGCGGCAAGGAGTTTCAGGCCGGGTTGAAAGCGCTGGGGTTGTCCTCGAAGGCGGTCGAACGCGGTATGCAGAAGGATGCCTCCGCCACCATGCTCACGGTGCTGAAGCTCGCCGCCAAAATCAAGGACCCGCAAAAGCAGTACAAGGTACTGAAAGCCCTCGTCGGCGAAAGCAACGCCGATGCCTTCACGGATCTGATCGCGCAGATCGGGAAAGTCAGCGAAAAACTGGGTATCGCAGCCGATCAGGCGGGCAACGCGACGAAGGCAGTAGAAGCCCTGAACAACGTCCAGAACCAACCGGGCGCAAAATGGGATGCGCTCAAGGAGGAGCTTCGACAGGATGTCGGCGATCCCGTTTCGGAATGGGCCGATCGACGCGTCGAAAAGATGTCCGGCGGCACACTCAAATGGATAGAAAGGCAAAAGCAGGGCATCGAGGAGCAACGTCGCAAAAACACCGAAACACAACGCCGCTTCGCCCTGCAGGCCAGGCAGGAGCAACTCGATGCGGACGGCAGAACCGTTCAGGAGTGGACACAGCTCAACCAGTACCGCGCCGACATGGAAAACGACGTCGCCAACGGCAGCTGGTTCAAACGCTTCTTCTCCGGCAGACAACTCGACCGGTTGCACGAACTTGACGCCGAAGTCGCCAAAATCCATCAACGGCTTTCCGAGGATCAGGCCCGTTCCGGCATGTCCAACGCCTTCGGCCTGAACGGCCCAAACCTCGGCAATACCGTGATGACACTGCCCGATGCGGCAAGGGATGCGATGCATCAATATGGTGCCGTCGTCACCAAAGAGGGTCAGATCGCCATTCGCGCCGCAGGTGATATCGCCGCGCAGATCCGGAGCATGCTGTCGTTCGACGCCAAAATCTCCATCACCCCGGTGCTCTCCGCGCCTGGCGTCGCCGCTCCCGTGACCAGTTCGCCGTCAAAACCAAAGCGCGGCGCGACAGGTGCCCGCAACATCACTATCGGCTCCGTCACCGTCTCCGGCGTCCGTGATGTCGCTTCGCTCACGCGGGAGATTTCCCGCGCCGCCGATCGCAAGGCAAAAGACCAGCGTGACAATGCCCTCCACGAGACGGGAGCTTTCGCATGAGCGTTCTGGCCGTCATCGGAGACGCGACCCTCAAGGTCATCGGGCTCGGCCCGCAGGAAATCATCCGCGAGGCCGAGGCCAACTGGCCGTCGCAGCAGGTGTTCGATGCCGACACCTTCTACCAGCCGACCGGCGACGGCGAGGTCACCATGACGCTACGCCTCGCCACCCGGCCTCACACCCATGGCGGACTGGAGCAATATGCAGCCCTCGAGCGCCACCGCAAAAACCGCGACGTCGTGATGTTCATGCGCCTGTCGGCGGCGTCCTCCGGCCTGCCGGTCGGCGAGGTGCTCGGCAATGTCTTCGTCCGCTCCCTGTCGTCGCGCGAGGAAAAGATCGCCCCCGACGGGATCGGCTGGCGTTACGAGGTCGAGGTCGAACTCGTCTTTTGCGGCGAGATGATGACGGGAGACTGACATGCGGTCATACGAGGTCGCGGAAGAGAGCCGCATCGATATTCTGGCCCGCGAGATATACGGCTCCGAACAGCGCGGCACCGTCGAGGCGCTGCTCGACGCCAATCCCGGTCTGGCGCGCTCCGGATCCGGCTACGTGCCGCCCGGTACAATCGATGTGCCGGACACGCCACAACCCGTTCCCCTTGCAACCGTCAATCCGTGGGAGTGATGCCATGTGGCGGCGACCCTTGCTCGAAGTCAGAAATCTCAGGACCGGAAAAAACATCCTGCCACAGCTGAAAGGATACTGGACCAGCGTCGCCGTCGAGGAAAATGACGGACAGGAATCGGACACCGCCGAGATCACATGCCTCTACCGGCCCGGACTGACCTTGCCCGCCAAAGGCGACGAATACGAGATATTCATGGGATGGCACGATGAGGGCATGATCCTGCAGGGCCGCTACACCGTCCAGAAGTTCTCCCGCCGCGGCAACCCGGAAAGCGGCGAGTTTCTGGTGATCCAGCTGCGCGCCGCCGACTTCATCGACAAGCTCAAGGCCGAAGGCACACAGCATTACGACGCCGATACCACCTTCGGCGACCTGATGCGCGATCTGGCCAACCAGACCGGCGCCGGACTGGAGATCGATCCGGAACTCGCCAAAAAGAAACTCGGCTATCGCCTGCGCTACCAGCAAAGCCCGATCGATTTCGCCAACGAGGTCGCCGAGGATATCGGCGGTACGGTCAGGCCCGCTGGCGGCAAGCTGATCGCCACCAAACGCGGCGGCGGCAAAAGCGCCAGCGGTCGCAATCTCGAGCGCATCGCCATTAAATACAATCGCACCATGGGGTACGACATCGAGATCGAGCCGCGCCCGCAGGTCGGCCATATCGCCGCCGCATGGCAGGATCCCGACACCGGACGCCGCAAGATGGTCAAGGAACCAACCGGGCGCGATGGCCCGATCCGGATCCTCGACATGCCATTCCTGTCGGAAAACGAAGCGCGTGAGGCCGTCAAATCCGCCGCCTTTGAGGCCGGAAACGCTACCGGATCAGGATATTTCGATTGTCCGGGTCTGCCACGTGCCCGCGCCGGAGCATTTGTCAACGTAACCGGATACGGAGACGGCATCGACGGTGAATGGAAGGCCGAATCCGTCAGGAAAATGATCGCCGCCAAGGATGCATTCCTGACCACCGTAACCGTGACCGCAGGAAACAAGGAAAAGGGCAAAGGCGGATCGTCCGCGCCTGGGCCGAACGATAACCTGTTGCCGCAATGAAGAAGTCAACCACGAAAACCAACCGGAGAAACAAGAATGGCTGAACGTTTGCCGATTTCCGAAACCGCTGAGAATGCGGTCGGGCTGGATTTTAATCCCAGTGGCTCCCCACGTGTCTTGCTGCTGAAGAAGCTGGCGGCCGCATTCATCACCGAATGTGAGAACATGGCTGATGACGGTATCGCACGCCGCGAGGCAAAAGTAGCCATCACTGAAATGGAAACTGCCTGCATGTGGGCAGTGAAGGCCGCAACCAAGGGATTGTCATGAACAGGCTCGCAAAAATCGTCGCCATGTGGGCGATCCCCACTGCCATGCTGCTGTTCAGCCTGTGGTTCCATGTCCTCGGCAAAAGCGGATGGATTGCAGCCGGATGGTTCGCAATGACATCTCTTTCCCTTGCTGTGCTTGGTGCCGCTGGAATCGGGGCGGCATTGCTTGTCACTCTCTTCGTGATCATGAGTGATCCGGACGAGGAAGACGGGAACGGGACGCGGCAGACTTCGGATTCCCACAATACCACGCGCGACCCGCCACCCATCAGGAATATGTGACAGATCAATCGTGGCGGGGGCGAGGTTTCCCCCGCGCCGGGGATCATCCGCCAAGACAGGCCCCGACCAGCAAGACACTGCTCATTGCCACCCCGCCAAACGCGAGCAGCGCGAGGCGTGATGGACCAGAAAATGAGCAAGAACAATGAAAGAAGTCAGATGTGGTAAATGCCGCGCCCTGCTGTTCAAAGCCGGTTCCGGCGCGATTACCGGGACCATCGAGATCAAATGCCGCCGTTGCGGCTCCATCAATACCCCGAGGTCCGCGAACCCGACACAGCAAAAGACAAGGACCGCAGACCATGCAGCCTGTAAGGCCGATTAAAACGTTCGCTGCCGACCCTAATGATATGACGCCTGTACGTCCCATCCGCACCCTTGCCGGATACATCGGCGGCAAGCGCCAGTTGTCCGGCATGCTCTGCGAGCGCATTGCCGCCATTCCACACTCTATATATTGCGAGCCCTTCGTCGGTATGGGCGGTGTGTTCTTCAAACGGGCCAGCGCACCGAAGGTCGAGGCGATCAACGACCTGAGCCGCGACGTCGCCGGATTGTTCCGCATCCTGCAGCGCCATTACCAGCCCTTCCTCGACATGCTCAAATGGCAGGTGACATCAAGGGCGGAGTTCGAACGGCTGGCAGCGCAGGAGCCGGAGACCCTTACCGACCTCGAGCGTGCCGCCCGCTTTCTTTATCTCCAACGCCTGTCCTTCGGCGGCAAGGTTGCCGGGCGGACCTTCGGCATCGACACCGGTTCTCCGGCTCGTTTCGACATCACCCGGCTTGCAACCCTGCTCGAGGCGGCGCATGAACGGCTGGCCGGGGTCTGGATCGAGTGTCTGCCTTACGACCGCTTCATCGAGCGGTGGGACCGTCCGGGCACATTATTTTATGTGGACCCGCCATACTGGGGCACCGAGCACTATTATGGTAAGGACGCATTCAGCCGCGACGAGTTCGGACGGCTCGAGGGGCTCTTGAAACGGCTTCAAGGACGCTTCATCATGACTGTGAACGATGTGCCTCAGATTCGCGAGATGTTCCACTGGGCACAGATAGAGGCGGCGGAATTGACCTATTCGGCAGGCGGAAACGGTAAGTCAAAAAGTGCACGGGAAGTGATCATCTCAGGGTAGCAATCCGGCGCATTTTTCTGGTGCAAAATCATGTGGCAACCACTGCAAAATCAAGTGCCGCGCATCAGCAGTGAAGCGAGCTCACAGAAAATCATCATCTCTAAAAAGCGAAAACAGCTATCCGGAATGCCATATTCCGGAATCTTTACCACCAGCGTGATGGGCGTTCGGTTTCCTTAACAGGTAACGCACCATGGGTGGCGAACGCTCCGCTGCGCAAATTTGATAGGGTTCAAATCGATAAATAGCAGCAAATGAAAATTTCATTTTCTTTCATTTAACAATTTTTATTATTGATAAGATATCTTAATAGCGCTATATAGCGATGAATGCTAAAATATGAAAGAAAAAGGCACCAAATGAACGCAAATGCCACCCGCCTTGCTCGTATGATCGACCTGAGTGCTGTGCAGGCAACGAGCAACGAAGAAGACATCCGCCTATGCGCTGAAATTGCTACTAAATATCGAATCATATCGGTTCACGTATTGCCGTGCTGGACTCATTTTCTCAGCACATTGCTACCGGATAATGGCGGTGGCGACATTATGATCGGCGGGCCGGTAGGCTTTCCTTCTGGCGGACATACGACCGGGATCAAGGTCCAGGAAGTAAGGCAACTCATCGCCGACGGAGCCCGAGAAGTCGATATGGTGGTCAATATCGGGAAGGTTCTCTCAGGTGATTACGACTATGTCCGCAATGATTTGCTGAAGGTTGTAGAAGCTGCTGATCCGGTACCAGCAAAGGTAATCCTGGAAACTCACCATCTTACCGAAAAACAGATTCGGCGGGTTTGTGATATTGCCATCGAGGTAGGAATGGCCTGGGTCAAGACCTCAACCGGCTGGGCGCCCACCGGAGCTACCGTTGAGGCGGTTTCCATCATTGCCGACCAGCTCAAGGGCCGCATCGGGATCAAGGCCGC